TAAAAACATCTCCGCCTGATGCTTTAAAGTCGTGTATTCCTTGAAAAGTTTGTTCTTTAAAAGAGTTCGTGATTGCATTTGTAGTAATAGCCATAATTTTTCTCCTATTTTATAATTTTTATGGTGATGGAGAAGGCACTTTAACTCGTGGCACCCCATCGGTGTATTCGTCTCTACGTCTTCTGCCCATTTGTTGTAAAGCAAAAGTTTGTATTTGTTCATTATACTTGTCCGAATACAGTTTGTACATATCAGCAGGTCCTTTTAAATAAGCAAAGGATTCTCCTAAAACTCCGTACAATAATAATTGTTGTTGATAAGTAGATAGATAAGTAGTGTTAGAACTAGTAAAATGAGGGGGATATTTAATGTAGTTTATTTGAACTTGTCCAGCTGCTGCTGCAGCATTTGGTGTTGGGGCTACTAAAAAATTATTTTCATCCCAGTTTGCATAATATAAAGGAGAGCCTGTAGCTCCATCATTATTATATTCAGAGATAAAACTAGTATCTCTTTTTTCTAAAAAAGTTCTAATATCTGATATAATAGTCTGTACGGATCTTAAAACAAGCATATCAGAGGGTAGAGATATATATCTTTGACCAGATACAAAACTAGCCGTTGCGTATTTTCTTAAATCATCATAATCTACTTTTCCCGCAATATCTAATTCGGTATTAGTAATAAATTGATCAATTAAAGTATCCGTTAATACATTAGAATCTACTTCTGTATAACTTCTTATTTGAGTTAAAAAATCTGTGTAACTAATTGCCATTATGAAATCTCCACTGTTGTTTGTCCTATTTGAGTTCCCATTTGTCTGGCTCTATTTTGAGCAGCACCATCATCTGGCTGCATTCCATTTGAATTAAAAGCAAATAGTCCTGGTAAGGTTAAATTTATTGTAGTAAATCTAGCTCCCCCAGATTTAAAAGTAAAATCTTGTGCTCTAGGATTCTGTAAAGCTATAGCATCTGCAACAACTCTTCTACGTCTTATTTGTGGATGCTTAGGCTCGAACTCTGAAGTATGGACAAGTGCTCCCGTCCACTCTCTAACCATTTCGTTATATGGAAATGCCTGACCTGAACGGTCAGATATTGCCATTGATCTTCTACCTGAAGCGTACGACATTATAATCCATCTCCAAAATAAGTTTGAGGAGAAACATATAGAGAAGTTCTTTGACCATCTTCATCTAAAGCTCTAAGCATTTCATCCTCATAAGTTTGTTTTAAAAGAGGAACTCTATCTGCTGCATATTGAAAAGACATATAATAAGCTAGTCCCGCAATCATGCATGGTAAAAATCTATATACTGCATCTGGATTCTTATCGTAAGATCCAGCATCTTCAATTCTTTTAACTACATAAAATTTTAAATAAGTGTAAGTAACTGCATTAGGTGCTTGATATAAATAAATTTTAGGAATGGTTTGTCTATCAACATAATATTGAGAAGGTTGACCTTGATTTAGTTTATTAGGAAGAGCAGCATAAGCAGATCTATCTATTTTAGTTAAAGATATGTCTTGAGTATCTGCACTATCATTTCCTCCTCCACTAGTTGAAACAAAAGCTTCTAGAACATCACTTACGTCTGAACCACAGGGATATGCTGCTTGACCTGCAACAAGAGCTATTTCATCTAATTCAACTTTCCATAAATGAACCCCTCTATTGCCCCAGTCAGAAAACAATACGTTTAAATTTCTTCTTGCTTTTCTTAAATCATTTCCAGAGTTAGGACGTACTCCACATCTGTTAAATGCTTCATCTATAATTTCTTCTATAGTTAAATTAAAAGCTGTTGTCCCTGAAGTACTCATTATAATATATCCCTATAATAATTTAATTTAATTTTTTCTAATTTAGATAATTTTGTAGCACCATGTAGCTTTATAGCATCAACTTTATCTGATTTAGCTAATTTTTTAGATTGTCCTTTAGTTAAATCAATAAGTTTTTTACCACTAGCTTTAGCATATCTTTTAAGTCCATATCTAATACCTGCACTTAATAAACCACCCACTAACATTTTGTTTGTTTGAAGAGGAGTGTGTGTTGGTAACATACCGTTTTTTTTCATCTCCGCAACTTTACCTTGTAATCCTTGTATAGGAACTGAACCAAATTGGTTAAGCATAGCTATTTTTTTTGGATCTTGTTCAGTCTTTAATTTTCTACTTAGGACTCTATCAAAAGCTCTTTGAGTTTTAGGATCCCCTGACGAAATTAAATTTCCTAAAGAAGCTCTTATAATTTTTTTCTTTCTCACTAGAGAATATCCTTATAGTAATCCTCATATGATTTATTATTGTAAGTAACTCCGTCTATTTCTGAATTAATTAGAGATCCATTATATTCCATCTCTCCACCTTTTGATTTTTTAGGTACACAATTAGGGACTTTACGTCCACCTTTGGATTTCATTCCAATCATTTCATAACCGTCCCAACAAGGACCTTTTGATTTAGCCATTTGTTTCTCCTTTATTTATAGCGGCCGCTTTGAGAGTGTAAGACTTCTCCTTTTTGCGGTTGTACAACTTCTTAGATTGTACCACTTGATGACGGTAAGTTCTAGACCTTAGGTTTTTGGCTAGGGGGTTTGTAGATTTTTCCATGAGTTTTCAGTAAAATCTTTTTAAATTCTGCTTTTTCTTTTTTAGTCCAACCTTTATTACTGCTACCTAAACCAGGTTCTAATTGTTTTGTCATTGACGCTCTAGTTATTGCCATTATAAATCAACAGCTTTGCCAAGAATAGGCTTATATTTAGTTTTGCCTTCTTCTTTAAATGCGTGTAAAAATTGTTTTCTAGGCTTATCCTCATTATAACTACAATGACACCACCCACTTGAAGGCTCTCCTTTTTTATAAAACTCGAGAATCATTTGATCAAAATTAAGGTTCTTATATATCCAATCACAAAGTTCTGCATTATCCACTCCTGGACACTCAAAATCAACGGCTTCCGCATTACAGTGCTGGCTATTAATTGAACTACCTATTGCAACAGATAACTCTGGAGATCTATAACAGCTGGTAACAACTACAGGGCCAAAGTGATCTCTGACAGGTTGTAAAATATTATCACATAATAGTTTTAGTTTTTCTATTTGATCTGAGTTAGGATTATTATCTATACCCTTACGAACAGCAGTGTCTGATTTGATTAATTCTTGAAGATTAAAGTTTCTAGAAATTTTCATTATTTACCTCTAACGGAATCGATGAAATTATATACTCTTCCGAATTGTTTATCAATAGACATCAAATCAGATTGGATCATGGTTACTGTTAATTGAAGTTCTATGAGCGTGACCAGAGTCCATGTAGCTAATCCCATTAGGATTGTACCAAGTAATGCTATCATTGCTGTGTTAGTTTTTCTACTCATTTGTTGGTACCGGTAATTCATCTGTTAAATATTTAGGTATTTTTAACTTTTTTGTAGTGTCTTCCCCCATATAATCACCTGGATTTTTCTCTATATACTCTTTTTTTAAATTTTCCCAATGGTTTCCTTCATCTTTTTTATTAAGAACTTCTTCATTAACTGATACTATACCCTTACATTTTAAGGCCAAGGATCTAAAGTTTTCATTATATAGATAGCTAGGATTAGCATTAACTTTATTACAATGTTTTAATAATTCTAATTGTTGTTTTAATATAAGATTGTCTGTTCTCATTCTATTTTGTGTGTCACAATTTTTTTTAGATAGACCTAAATTTTTTCTAAATGAAAATCTTAGTTCGTGTCTATCATTATCATAATCACTAGTACTTGGAATACGATAATCATGTTCGGTTTCGATTTTGTTAATAGATGCTTCTATGCTTCCGTAGACACATTGTCCTCCATCGTTTTGAAGATACTCGTTTCTAGAATTAGCTGGTCCACCAAACAAAGCCAGTAGTGTTAACATCAAAATTAATAGTGCAGTAAATCTGTAATCCATCCTGAGAATCTCCATACATTACCTACCTAATTATTTAATAAATCTCTAGCTACATCTTTAATATCATAGCCTTGTTCCCGTACCGTATTAGCGAGTACATTGTACAAATTCTCTGCCATAGTCCAGGTAGCTTCTGCTGATGCAAGTCTAGTTTTTACATCTGCCATCTTTTCTTGTTCGTAAGCTAAATCTCTTCTAAGATCTTTTATCTCAACTTCTTGTATTTTTATGATTGCTAATTGATTAGCATTAATTGTGTCAGTTAGATTAACAATATATTTAATACCAGTGAACGTCCCGAAGAGAACGGATGCTATGACAGGTACTAATACAAAGTTTTTCTTAAATAGTTCTGCTATTGACATGATAAACACTCCTCGTATTCTATTTCTTTTTTAACTTCATGTTGACATTTCTTACACTCACATAAATCCATTAATGGTGTGTAGTGTTCAGAATCTATTTTATCCTCACTGCAATGACACCCATGGCCGCAAGTTTTACACTTTACCATCATGTTATTTCTTCTTTTTTTTGTTAAAAAAATTAGCTATTTTAGCAGTAGTGTTATCAATGAACACACAGAATTTTATAATATACTTATCAATCATGGTTTTAGCGTAAAGCCCCCCTACAGTTAAACAAAATAATAAACCTAGTATAACATAAATCAAGACGTCTAAAAACATCCAGTATATTTTATTTAACACTTCCATCTTCTTCTAGCTTGTCTTAGTCTAGAATTAGGATCTCTTGCTGCTTTTGGAAACTGCTTCATTTGTCCAGCACTTCTTGCACAATAAGATTTTCTTCTTTTTGCAGCTTTACTGCCTTTTTTAACTTTTCCTGTAACAGCAGTCTTTAATTTTGATCCTGGATTTAGTTTTCTGTAAGCTTTAACACCTCTACGGGTCATTCCTGCACCAGATTTAGTGCTACGATAATTTTTCTTATTACGTTTAGGCATTCCGCCTTTTGCAAAAGAATCTATGTCTATTTCGCCTATTTC